GTAAAGGAGCAAAGTGTAACGAGTGCCCTCTCGGACCTAAGGGTTTCCTGAGAGAAGATGAATGGGCTCCTGTCCCCGCAGAGCTACACGAAGGGGCCACAGTCCTCGCAGTAGCTGAGTCGCCAGGCACAGACGAAACACGGTTTGGTAGACCGTTAGTCGGGCGAAGCGGTAATGAATGGAACGCTGGTCTCGCTGCTGCATGTAAGCGGCGACCAGACGTAGACCTTACGAATACCTTCTTGTGTCAGCCCCCAGGTCAGCCATCCGGCGCGTTTACCCGGATGACCAAGCGCATTGACCAAGAGAACAAGAGCCGAGTAAAGAAGGGACTAAACCCTTGGCCTTCGCCCATTGAGTGCTGCAGGCCGGCTCTTCTTGATCTTGCCGAGAAGTACGACAACATCATCACCTTAGGTAAGACAGCTACGTCAGCACTTACAGGTCGGTCACAGAGTATCCACGCAACACGTGGTGGACCCATCGGCATTGATGACACTTGGTATGTCGCAGTAGACCAACCTGTACGTAAGGTGATGCCGATACTGCACCCGTCATTTATCTTACGCTCTCCAGGCTGGCGCAGTGTATTTCTATCTGACCTTGGCAAAGCGTTCCGCTTCTTTGAGGATCGACTGAACTGGGAAGAGCCTGAGATTCTGTGGCGACCAACACCAGAGCAGCTCCAGAACTGGCTCTCTCAACCGGCTCCTTTCTGGGCATACGATGTTGAGACCGATGGGATTGAGGCATTAGAGTGCGGACTCCGCACCATTGCAATCGCTACACCTGACCTTGACTACAGAGGTAAGGCTGCAAGGGGTACGTATTCACAGGTCAGTAAGGCTGTAGGTATCGGACTATTGTCGGTAGATGGTCGCACACGCTTCTATTCCCACAGCGACGAGAAGCAGATCAAAGATATTTTACGTGCTGCGTTTACTGATGGACGAGTCTGGGTCGGGCATAACGCAGGTTACTACGACCGTATGGTGATTGAGAACCACTTCGGTGTGACACCTACCCCATTAGTCGACACACTATTTCATGCTCGATTCAGAGCACCTGACTTGCCTAAGAGTCTGAAGACTGTGGGTTCTATCCTCACGGACGTCGAGCGATGGGAGACTACAGAGAAGGGCACGAAGATTAGTACGGGGTCTGAAGATGACGATGAGCTACTGCGGTACAACATCGTGGATACCGTGGTCAACGCACGCATCACAGTTCCCTTGATTGACTCATCCACTGAGTCCGGTGCGTTCCGTACAATGCGGCGAGATATTGTGCCTTCTGGTTGGCATGAGAGTCGTGCATGGAACCTGAACGAGGTTGATCACGCTACCCAAGAGATGTGCGTGAACATGCACAAGAACGGTGTGTGGGTCGACCAAGAACTAAGGGGTAAGCTGGAGACTGAGTATCAGTTGAGTGTTCGCAGTCGCTTCAAGAAACTCAGGAATCTCATCAAGCAAGTCGGCGGTAAAGACATTGACGAGTCTGCAGTTAGTGCCGATGACAACGTCAATCCAGGTAGCGCTGCTCAAATCAGAGACCTGCTCTACAGTAAGTGGAAGTTAAGCATCCCGCCTCAGATGGAAGCAAGAGACTTCTACACTGAGTCAGGATTACCTGGCACAGGCGATGCAGTGCTTCGCGGTCACTTGGCAAGTGGTAGGTTGGACGAGGCTCAGACCGCGTTCATTCGCGAGCTTCGCTTGTATCGTCGAGAGAAGAACAAGATCTTGGGCACGACACTTATCCCACTTAATCGACGAGACGTTGACCTCAAGCGAGGTGTGGTTCATGAAGACGGGCGCGTGAGATCAACATGGAACGCACACGTCACCAGTGTGGGCAGGCTTAGTAGTTCTGGACCCAACCTACAGAACCAGGGCAGTCGAAAGGGGCAAGGCAGGCTCAAGGCCATCTTCGCTGCGGAGCCGGGTAGGATACTCGTGGGCGCTGACTTGGATCAAGCACACCTGAGAATCACAGCTTGTTACTGGCAAATCCCGCTTCTGCTTGAGTGCTTTGAGGAAGGTAAGGATCCGCACAACACACTTGCATACGCTACCTTCGGGAACAAGTTCAAGACAGCTTCTGGCTGGGGTCCTGATGGCTTCTCGTTGTACAACAAACCTGAAGGGGGAGAAGCCAAAGACATGCGAGACGTGTGCAAGACATTGCGGTATGCATCCATCTATGGCGCTAACCCTGCTACAGCTTGGCAGGTAATCACCAGCACTGAGACAGGAGACGGTCGTCTGCCATATGTGGGTATGAGTCTGCGCGAAGTGCGTATGATGCACGACGCGTGGATGAAGTCAGAGCCTGAGTGGGCGGAGTCTTGGGATCGCATGATGAGTATGTACAAGCATCAAGGTTGGATGGAGGAGCCTGTGATGGGTCGACGCAGTGGGCCGTTGGGTGACGGTAAGCTCAACGAAGTTGTGAACTTCCCCATCCTTGCGGCAGAGTCAAGCATCATGAGAATCGCAGAGATCGCGGTGCAGGAAGCATTTCCATTCGAGTTTGCAGGCAAGGGCACTGGTATGATTCACCAGTGCCACGATTCAATCGCTGTTGAAATCCCGTTACCTGACGGGTTCAACCCGTTGTGGAAGCCGCCTCACCCCAAAGAACGTAAGAACAATCCACTGCCGCCTGAGATCGAGAAGGCGCGTCGTGAACTTGAAGAGCGTATGACCGTCAGTATCCCTGGCTGGGAAGTCGTAATGACTGCTGAAGGCGACGTGGGCAGAACA